GTGATCGGCTCTCCCCCTCCCCGGTCGTCGGGTTCGCCGCCGCCTCGTCCACGATCCCGCCAGATCGTCCACATTCGCCGTAGACGGCCCTAAAGCGGTCCGGGGGACTGCGGGGACCAAACTGGGGTCCTGTGGCGAATCCTGCGTATGCGACGCCGGCCTACCGCAAGGGCCGGGCCAGGCTGCTCGCCGACCAGCCGATGTGCGTGCACTGCCGGTGCCGTGTCGCCACCGAAGCGGACCATCAGCCGCCGCTCAGGCTGCACGTCCACCTGGACGGGTCCGACTGCTGCCAGCTGGTCGCCAGCTGCTCGGTGTGTGCACGCCGGCAGGGTGCGATACTGGGTGGACGTGTGACGGCGGCACGCCCCTCGGTACCCGCTAAGTCCGTCAGTGTCCCGCCGTCACCGCAAACCGAACCGGTCGGCTATCCGCCAGCCGATCCGGTGTGGGACGTCGCGTGGCTGACAGGGCTGCGCGACGTCCCCGGCGACGCCACGTGGCCGCGCCTGATGACGCCGCCGCACCCGGCCGCGGTCGGGTCGTACGGCGACGACCTGGCCGCCTACGCCCTCGAGCGCACCGGTAAGCCGCTGCGCTGGTGGCAGCGCCTGTACGCCGCCCGCGCCCTCGAACACGACGACGCCGGCATGCTCGTGTGGGATGCCTGCGACCTGACCGTCGCCCGCCAGGTCGGCAAGTCCTACCTGATGCGTGAGGCGTGCCTGTGGCGAATGCATCAGGGCGGCCGCTTCGACGAACCCCAGACGGTGGTGCACACCGGCAAGGACCTGCCCGTCTGCGTGGAGATCCAGCGCCCGGCGCGCCGCTGGGCGCGCAGTGAACGCTTCGCCGACGTGTACAAGGTGCGTGACGCCAACGGCCAGGAGCAGATCGAGTACCTGGCCGACGGGTCCCGGTGGCTGGTCAAGGCGAAGGAGTCCGTCTACGGACTGTCGGCGTCGATGGCCGTCGTCGACGAGGCGTGGGCGGTGCCGTCGACGATGATCGAGGAGGGCCTGGTGCCGACGATGGTGGAGTTGGCGGCCGCCCAGTTGTGGCTGGTATCGACCGCGCACCGCAAGGCGACGGCGCTGATGGTGGCGCGCCGTAACGCCGCCCTCGCCGACCTCGACGGGTTCGACGCCGACCTGTGGGTGGAATGGTCCGCCGCTCCGGGCGTCGAGTTGGACGACGAGGCCGGGTGGCGGCAGGCGTCGCCGCATTGGACGGACCGCCGGCGGCGTCTCATCGCCCAACGCCTCACGGCCGCCCGCTCGGGCGAGTCGGACGACCCTGACGAGCCGGACCCGTTCGAGGCGTTCGCCGCCCAATGGTTGAACCGGTGGCCGACCGTCCGGCGCCGCCCCGGCCACGGCGAACCCTTGCTCGACGCCGGCGTGTGGGACGCCTGCGCCGGCGCCCTCGACACCGTCGCCGGGCCCGGCATCGTCGCCCTGGAGGAGAACCGCGGCACCGGCGCCGCGGCGGCGTTCGTCGCCACCGACGGCGCCGGCCGCTTCGAGGTCGACGGCCGGGCCTGCGCCTCATGGTCCGACGCCATCGACCTGGTACGCGGGTTCGTCGACGCCCGCCCCGGCGCCCGCCTCATCGTCGGCGCCCGCCTCAACAACCAGCTGCCCGCCGACCTGCCCGGCCGCATGGGTGCGACCCGCGCCGGCACCACCGAGACCGGGCGCGGGCTGGTCCTGCTGCGGGCCCTCGCCGCCGAACACCGCGTCTTCCACGACGACACCGTGATGCTCGACGACCAGATCGCCCGCGCCCGCGTCCACAACCTGGCCGGCGGCGGACTGGGCCTCGTCAACAACAACGCCCGCACCGACCTGCTCCGCGCCTGCCTGTGGGCGCTCGACGCCGCGCAGGCGTCGCCGCCCGTCCCGGCCGTCAGATAGTGCTACCTGGTTGCATCTGCAACGACTAACGTTGCGGGTCTGTGAACCTGACGCGCCCGCCGTCGTCGGGCCGGTTCGCGTCGCGTGCCCTGATCCCACGCGACGAGCAGGTGACGCCGGACCCGCCGGCCGACCCGCGTGGCGACATCGTCCCCAACGCCAACGCGCCGATCGGCACCGTCGGCGCCGACGTGCCCGCCGGTGTCGGCGACTCCAACGTCATGTACCCCGGCTACGTGTCGGCGACGCCGTGGGCCGGGTGGCCGGTCGGTTGGGACACGCCGTTCATGGAACCGACGCCGTCGCACTCGACGTTCTTCGGCTACGGCCAGACCGACCCGGCCGGCTACCTGACACGCGTGTCGACCGTCGGGACGTGCGTGGACATCAACAGCCGGGCGCTGGTGGCGATGGCCGCCTACGCCGTCAAGGCGGGCGTGCCGATCGATCTGCCCGACTGGTACCAGACCAGTCCGGAACCGCTGGAGTACGCCGACTGGTGCGAGTTCATCGGCCTCGTCGTCGACGACCTGATGTACCGCGGTGAGGCGATCCTGTGGGCGACCGCGCATTACGCCGACGGGTTCCCGCAACGGTTCGTCGCCCTCGACCCCGGCCGGGTGACGATCGACGAACGCGGCCGCTACGCCGTCACCGCCGACGACGGCACGATCGCCGTCGAACTGGACCGGGCCGACGTCTGCCACATCCGCTACAAGCACGACCGGACGTCGGGCCGCGGCTACGGGCCGTTGGCGTGGGCCGGCCGTGACGTCGTCGCCGCCGATGTCCTGGACCGCTACGCCGACAACCTGGCCCGCCACGGCACGTCGGCCGTGCTCACCGCGCCCGGCGATCTGACCGCCCAGCAGGCCGACAACATTCGCCGCGACTGGGCCCGGCTGCGGGCGCAGAACCCGGGCACGCCGGCCGTCCTGTCGGGCGGCATCACGTACGCCTCGCAGTCGATGACGCCACGCGACATGGCGCTGCTCGACCTGAAAATCTTCGACCTGCAGATGATCTCGACGGCGTTCGGTGTGCCGGCCGGCATGGCCGGCCTACCCCAGGCCGCCGGCGGACTCACCTACTCCAGTCCGGTGATGCTGCGCGACACGCATTGGACCGGGTTCCTGCTGCCGTTGTGTCAACGCATCGCCGGCCCTCTGTCGAACTGGCTGCTGCCACGCGGGACCCGGTTCGAGTTCAACCCGGACCGCTACCTGCAGGCGTCGGCCGGTGAACGCGCCCAGATGTGGGCGACGCTCGCCGCCATCGGCGACGCCGACGGCCGCACGGCGATCACGATCCCCGAGATTCGCACCGCCGAACGGTTGGCACCGTGGGACGCCCTCGTCGACCAGTCGCCGACGACGCCGCCGCCGGTCGACGCCGTCGTCGGATCGGCCAGAGGCTAGGAGGCACCGTGAACGCGAACATCTTCCGGTCGTACGTTGGCGACGTCACCGTCGACGCCGACGGCCGCACCATCGAAGGCGTCATCGTGCCGTACGACCAGCCGGCCGAGGTCGCCGACGACTACGGGCCGGCCCCGGTGTACCGGGAAGTGTTCACGGCGACGTCGTTCGCCCGCCAGCTGCAGGGCATCGCCGCCCGCCCCGACCTGCTGCGTGGGATCGCCCTGAAGCTGGATCACCGCGACGAACTGGAACGCCACATCGGCTGGACCCGCGCCGTCGAATCGACCGAGACGGGGCTGGTCGGCCGGTTCGGGCTGCACGCCCGCGCCGACATCGACCTGATCCGCTCGATGCTCGCCGACTCTCACAAGGGTCTGTCCCTGGAGGCGCGGCTGCTGAAATCGCGGGTACGCCCCGACGGCGTCGTGGAACGCCGCGTCGTCGAGTTGGTCAACGTGGCGGCGGTGCCGGCCGGCGCCTACGTCGGCGCCGGCATCACGGCGATGCGTGCCGCCGACGACGTCGACCGGCCGACCCCGCAACTCGACTCGATCCGCGACGCCTGGGGATTCACCGACTAGACGACACCGGCGCGCTACAGTCGCGCCGAGACGCAGTAGGCACCCCACCGACGCCACCCCTCACCTGAGGCACCGCGCAGCTGGCACCCCTTGGACGCCGCAACCAGTCCGTTGTACCCAGGGAGTGCCTGCCATGCCGTCTGCCATTCAGGACCGCGCCATCGAGATCGAGGCCGAACTGGCCAACGTGGCCGCGTCGGCGGAACTGATCTACCGCAACGCCCGCGAAGAGAACCGGGAACCGATCGACGTCGAGGTCGCGTCGCTGACCCGCCTGTCGGCCAAGCGTGACGAGTTGAACGCCGCGCTGGACCTGGCGACCCGGTCGTATGCGATCGACGACAACATCCGCCAGAAGCTCGATCTGATCCGCAACAACGGCGGCGCGAACCCGGTCGCCTACCGGCATGCCGGCGTCCTGCTGTGGGACATGCTCCACGCCCAGTCCGACAAGGACGCCGCCGAACGGTACCGGCGTGGCATCGTGCAGCCGGTCCTGACCCGCGCCGCCGAACACTTGGGTCTCGACAAGTCGCACACCGTCGCCACCGCCGGCGGGTTCAACGGCCTCGTCGTCGCACCGAACATCGGCCCGGTCCTCGACCCGTACCCGGGCGACATGCCGCTGTTCAGCGCGCTCGGCGCGACGACGATCACGTCGGCCACGTTCCAACGCCCACGCATCGTCGACCCGAACTTCAAAACGTCGATGTCCGACAACCCGCAAGAGAAGGCGGAGTCGGTGTCGAAGGCGTGGGACATCCTCGTCGAACCGGTCACGATGTCCGTTGTCCGCGGCTACATCAACGTGTCCGAACTTCTCTTGGAGATGGTCGCAGAGTCGCTGTCGATGGTGGTAGGCCACATGAACAGCCGCCTCGCCGCGATGCTCGAAGCGAAGGCCGTCGCCGCCGTCGCCGCCACGACGGCGACACCGATCGCGCTCGCCGCCAACGCCACCGCGGCGGCGGTGCAGGCCGCCGTGATGCAGGCGTCCGGGCAGGTGTTCACCGCCACGCAACGCCCGGCGACGTGGATCGCGATGGGCACGCAAGGCTGGGTGCGGCTCGGTTCCCTCACCAACCTGGCCGGCGACAGCATCTTGCAGGTCGGCGCCGGCGACGCCTCCTCCACCGGTGCGTCAGTGTTCGGGCTGCGGCCAATCCTCACCGCCGGCATCGCCGACGCCGACCTGTACGTCGGCAACGCCTCCAGCATCGAGGCGTACGAACGCCGCTTCCCCGTTATGCAGGCGTTGGAGCCGGCCCTGTTCGGTAGGCAGATCGGCGTCGCCGGCGGCTACGCCTTCTACAATCCGATTTCGACCGAGGCCGGCGCCGGGAACGTGCCGCCGGCGCAGCGGGCCGGCGTCGCCCACATCGACTGGGCGTAACCGATGGTCCGGGTGCGGGAACGTTCCTACCCGCCGTCGATCTACGCGCCGCCGGTGATCCCGGCGACCGGTGCGACGGCCGGTATCCCCGGCGCCTGGACGCCGGCCGGGTCGACGCCGCCGGCCACCGTCGCCGCCCTGATCGCCGGCACCCCGAACGCCGTGACGGCGTCGCCGGCGACGGCGTGGACGACCGGCCAGTACGTCCAGACGGCGACGGCCGGCACGGCGGGCCGGGCGCACTGGACGGGCACCGCATGGGCGGCGGCGGCGGCGACGACGACCGGCACCCAGACCAGCGGCGGCGGTGAGGAGCCGTGCCCGCCCGACGACGACGACGAGGCGCCGGCCGGCAAGGGCGGCAACGGCACGGCCCGCAAGCGGGCGGCGAAACCGTGACCGACGTCGCCGCGCCCGATGCCACCGTCTGGTGGGACGTCGCCGACATCGCCGCGGCGGCCCGCCAGATCCTGCGGCTGACGGCGGGCGACGTCGACGCGGCGCGTATCGAGGACCTGGTGCCGGCGCAAGGGCAACGCCTCAACGCCTACCTGGACCGCGTCGACCCGGCCGCCGCCGACGACCCGGCGCTGCGCCAGGCGCTGGTCGACATGACCGTCGCCGCGTACAAGGCGGCCGCCCCGGCGTCACCTGATCTGGCGTTCGGTGTCGGCTACCCGCCGGCCGACCCGTTCACACAGGTGCGCGGCCAGGTCGCCGCCGGTAAGCAGCGTTGGGGTGTCGGATGACCGACGTCGCCGTGCAGGTCGAGGCGATGGCGCCGGGCAACACGTACGGCAACCTGCGTGCCCGCCTCTACCAGACGTTGGCGCCATGCCTACCGGGCCGTGTATACGCCTACGCCCCAGCCCAGGTCGCCGCCTCCGTCGCCCCGGCGCTGTGGATCGCCGGGTTCGATTTCGGTGAGGCCCGCCCATTGCACATCGTCACGTTCCACGTCGTCGGTGTCGCCGACGGCGCCACGCACGCCGCCCAGGCGATGCTCGACGAACTCGCGTCGGCGGTGACCGCCGCCGTCGGCGTGTCCGGCCCGTTCAACATCGTCGGCGGATCGACATCCACGCTCGACGTCGACGTCGACGTCGCCCTGCCCGTCGTCGAGTTCGACGTGTCGGCGACCCTGTCGGCGATCTCGTTCTGCCCGCCAATCCCGTATCAGGCGCTAGTGCCGCCGGAGGTCATCACGCCATGAGTAGCCACGTGTTCCAGATCGAGACCGGCAAGTTCGGTCTGTCATTGGTGGACCCGGCGGCGCCCGGCTATACGACCGACTGGCAGGCGCCGGGCGGCAAGGCGGCCGACGCCGCGGTGATCGCCGACTACGCCACCGGCGGCGGCGACTTCACCTGCCAGGTGACGTCCGGTGCGTTGACGGCGTCGCCGAACACGACCGACGAGACGACGCCGGCGACGTTCTGCGGCCCCGAGGAGACGACAACACAGGTCGGGGTGACGTCGTACACGATCGACACGACGTTCCTGCAGGACCCGGACCTCGTCAACGGTTTGAACAGGTTCCTGTTCGAGCACGACACCGAAGAGGCGTACTTCTATCTCGGTCTCGCCGACGACGTCCCACCGAAGGTGACCGGCCGTTGCCGGCTGATCTCCGGCACGATCGGCGGTGACGCCCGCACCAACCTGACCGCCACCCTGTCCCTGCCGTGCACCCGTAAGCCTGACGTCGCCTTCGGGAACGCCGCCTCGTCGGTCGTGATCGAGGGCGGCGCCGGCGCCGGCACCCCGGCCACGACCGCCACGGCCGGCACGCCCGGCAGCTTCAACGGGACGGCGCCGGCGAACCTGGCCGGCACGTCAGGGATCACCGCCAGCCCGGCGACGGCGTGGACGACCGGCCAGTACGTCGTGCTCGGCGACGCCTCGCACGCACACTGGGACGGGGATAGCTGGGCGGCCGGCGAGGCGCCGTGACGGTGTGGACTTCACGGTCAAGGCTCAGGGGCCGACACTCGGCGAGTTGACGGCGCGCAGCAGCCGGGCGTTACGGACGGCGAACCGGGCGGCCGGCCGCGAAATCGCCAAGGCCGGCCGCAAGGCGATGGACGCCGTCCCCAAAGGGCAGGGACGCCGCTTCTACGGGCGCAGCCTGCGCGTCAAGTACAAGGTCGACTCGTCCCCGTCCGGGGCGAAGGTGACGTTCAACCCGGCCAAGGGCCAGGCGGGCGGCTGGGCGATCGCCGAGGCCGGCGCGTCGGCGCACTTGATCCGCCCGCACAAACGGGCGCTGCGTTTCGCCGGCCGCTACGCCGCCGTCGTGCACCACCCGGGCACCGGCGGCTCCGGCACCTGGACCAGAGCAACCAAGGCCGTCGCCAAAGCCGTCAAACCCGAACTCGAAGACCTGTACGAGGAGGCGTTGTCGGGTGGCTGACCAGAAACTGAAGTACACCGTCGACGTCGACACCGGCTCCGCCGTCCGGGACCTCGACAAGCTGGGCGACGCCGGCGAGAAGGCCGGCAAGCAGATCGCCGAAGGATTCGACGACGCCGCATCCAAGAGCAAACAGGCGATACAGGCGCTGTCCGCCCAGCTGGACAAGGTCGAGGCCGACGCCAAAGGTGCCGCCGAAGCGGTGTCGGCGATCAAAGCCAACCTGACGATCGACGTCGACGACTCGAAGGTCGCCGCCTTCGCCTCCGACATCCGCAACAAGATGGGCGTCGCCTTCGACGACATCACCGCCGACGCCAAACAGTTCGCCGACGTCCTCGAACGTGGCGTCAACATGGACCGCACCAAGGGCGAACTCCGCGGCGTCGGCGACGAACTCGAACACGTCCGCGGCGAATCGGACCAGTCCCGCTCCGTGTTGGCGAACCTGGCCGGCAACGCCGCCCAGGACCTGGGCGAACTGGGCGGCGTCGTCGGCACACTCGGTGTCGGCGTCGGCCAGCTGGCCGAGTACGCCGTCGACGGCAACATCGCCCTGCGCAGCCTGGCCGGTGTGGCCGGCCCGATGGCGGCGCTGTCGGTGGCGACGCTCGCCGTGCAGAACGCGATGCAGAACATGGCGGCGACGAAGGCGTTCAACGCCGACCAGATCAAGGGATTCTCCGACGCCGTCGCCGAACTGGGCGACTCGTCGCTCGCCCTGCGCAGCGCCCTCGACGGGGCGTTCAACGCCCGCGTCGACGACAACTCGTTCTTCGGGCAGCTGCTCCAGAAAGAGAAGACCGTCGACCTGGCCGACAACTTGGCCGCCGTCGGCGTGTCCCTCGCCGACATCGACGACATTATCCGCTCGGGCGCCAGTGATCGGGCGTCGTTCGAGATGCTGCCCGACGTCCAGAACTTGGACAAGGTGCTGCAGGCCGCCGGCCTGTCCGCCAACCAGTACAACGCGGTCATGGACGGCGTCTTCGAGGCCACCACGAACTGGACGACGGCGACGAGGGGCGGCGCCGAAGCAGCCAAGTTCTTCGGCACGTCGCTCGAGGACGTCAACAACATCCTCGAACAGCAGCTGATCTCTGAGGACCCGTTCACCCGGTTCAACCAGGGCCTGTTCCAGACCGGCGGCCATCTCGTCGACCTGCAGGCGATCTGGAACGACGTCGTCAACGACATGCGCGACAGCGACGCCAACTTCGCCTCGACGGCCGGCAACGTCGACGTCCTCGCCGAGGCGATGAACCTGTCGACGGACGAGGTCATCCAACTGGCCCGCGAAACAGCGGCGGCCATACCGACTACGAAGTCGTTCGACGCTGCGACCCGTGACGCCGCCGACAGCGTGAAACATGCCGGTGACATGGCCGACGGCACCGCCGTGTCGGTCGCCGCCATCGGCCACGTCCTCGACTCCACCGACTGGGGCGCCGCCTCGATCGACGCCACCGCTTCGGCGATGGGATCGTTCTTCGACAAGTTCACCGCCGGCCGCGAGGCCGTCGCCGGCGTCCACGACGCCCTCGACTCGTTGACCGACGCGTTCAAAGCGCAGCAGGACGCCGACCAGGGCCTCCTGCCGAACCTGTCGACACCGGAGGGCCGGGCGACGTTCGACGCCTTGGAGCAGTTGGGGACGTCGCTGATCCCCGACATCCAGAAGGCGTTCGACGACTCGAACGGGTCGGCCGACAAGTTCAACCGGAACATGACAACCATCTATTCGAGGACGTTGGCGCAACTGTCGGACCAGTTGAACATCTCCGAGGACGACGCCAAGCAGCTGCTCGCCCAGATCGGTCTGACCCCGGACAACTTCTCCACCCAGTACGAACTGATCGGCGACGAACTCGCCTTGCAACAGTTGCAACTGTTGCAGGGTGTGATCGATGGCCTGCCCCGTGACGTGCAGTCGAGGATCACGTACCAGATTTCGACCGGCGACTACCAGGGCGCAGTGCAGACCATCGTCAACTATGGGGCGTCGCATCCGGTCGTGCAGTCGTCGAAGGTCAACACGTCCGGCGCCGAGAGCGACATCGACTATTTCCGCAACAGGCAGGAGTCGGACCCGCTGAACATCACGGTGAAGCCGTTGTGGTCGACGTTATGGTCGGCCGGGCCGCCCGTCGCCTCGACCATATTCACGCGGGCGGCGCCGTCGGCGTCAGGGCTGGCCGTCACCCCGGCCGCCGCCGTCGAGGCGACACCGTTCGACGAGGACACGCCGGGGCCTGCGACGCCGGCCGCGCCGTCCAACATTTGGATGCCGACCCGCGCCGCCCAGGCGACACAGGTGCGGCCGATGACCGTCAACGTGAACGTGTCGGCCGGTGTGATCGGCAACCGCTTCGACGTGCAACGCGCCGTGCTGCGCGCCGTCCGCCAGGGGACCCGCATCCGCGGGCAGGCTGCGCTGGTGGCGCCGTGACCGCCCCGACAATCGCCCGCCTCGACGGGGTGCGCCCGTTCGTCGAGGTCGGCGTCGGCTCCGGCCAGACCGACGACGGCACGTGGGGCCAGTGGGAAGTCGACGTGTGGGACGACCCGGCCGGGGCGCATTGGGCCGGCGACCAGCCGTTGTGGTTGGACGTCACCTGCCACGTGTTGGACGTGGCGACCGCGGCGGGCAGGGACCGGGCGGTCGACAAGTTCGAGGTCGGCACCGCCACCGTCACCTGCGAGAACGATGACGGCTGGGCCGATTTCCCGTTGTCGATCGCCGACCTCCTCGACGACGACACGCTGATATCCATCCGGCCGGGCCGCCCGATCCGCATCGGTGTGCAGGTCGGCGGCGACGCCCCGGTGACGTTGTGGGCCGGCTACATCGACGCCGTCAACCCGACGTATGACCCGACGGACGGGGAACGCATGACGTTCGAGTGTGTCGACGCCAAGGGTGACGCCGGCCGCACCGACCTGGCCAAGTTGGCCGCCCCGGCCGGCGCGTCGGAGACGGTGACGGCCCGCGTCGGCCGCATCCTGAACGCCGCCACCTACCCGTCGTATCGCCGCCAGCTGGACGGCTCAGGTGTCGCCCTGCGCGGTACGACGTTGGGCGGCAAGACCGTCGACCTGCTCGACCGGGCGGCGGTGTCGGCCGGCGGGCACGTCTACGGCGACGTCGGCGGCGATCGCCGTGACCCGGCCGTCACGTTCCGGGGCCGGGACTGGTTGGACTATCCGAAGACTGACCCGTTCGACGGGACGATCGGCAACACCGGCTGGGCCGGCATCCCCGGCCACTGGCTGGAGGCGTACTTCACCGAGGACCCGGTCGACTCGGGCCTGTTCGACCCGGCCCCGTACGCCGTCGACGAGGACCCCGACGGGTCCGGCCTGTACCGGATTACGGACGCCGGCCTGACGATGATCGAGGACCCGCCGGCGACGTGGCTGTTCATGGTCGTCGTCGCCGGGTCGTGGACGCCGCCCGTCTACGGCGACACGTGCCCCGACTCGTGGGAGTTGGAGTTCGGGCGTGACGACATCACCACCCGCGCCCTGCTCGGCCGGCAGGGTGAGGTCGAACACGTCTACAACGACGCCCAGGGCCAAGCCCTCTTCGGTGTGGAGACGTACACGGTGCGTGACCTGGAGACCGATGTGGACGCCGACATCGACTGGCTGGGTGAGCGCATCCTGTCGGCGCGGTCGTGGCGGCACATGCCGCGTGTCGCCGCCGTGTCGATCACCGCCAAACACGGCCACCCCGAAACGGTCGACACCCTGGTGAAGGCGTCGCCGTATGGGCCGGCCCGCTTCGCCGTCAAGCACTACGACGGCGACCGGCCCGTGTTCGACCGGGTCATGCTCGTCGTCGGCGTCGAACACTCGATCACCCCGGACGTGTGGCAGGCCCGCATCGCCTTGGACGACGCCGCCCCGTTCCTGCTCGGCGGCGCCCAGCCCGCCCTGTGGGACCAGGTCGGCGTCGCATTGTGGGACGCCGCGACGTGGGCCGACCCGACCTGAACGGAGACTTGCTATGACGACGGTGCCGACCGTTTCACCAACCGAACTGATCCGGTCGTCGTGGGGCAACACCGTCGCGACCGAACTCAACACGAAGACGGTGAAGACGGACGGGTCGATGCCGATGACCGGCCCGCTGATCATCACCGCCGCGCCCGGACTCAGGTTGCGCCGCACCGGCGACCAGCCGTATCTGCAGTTCGAGAACACGACCGGGGCGACGTCGTTCGGCACCGTGCAGGCCACGTCGGGCGGACTTCTCTACCACGCCCCGGCGGCCGCCGCCACGCACCGGTTCCTCGTCAACAGCATCGAACGTTTCCGGGTCAATTCGACCGGTGTCGACGTCACCGGCACGTTGACCGCCGACGCGTTCACGACGACCGGCGTCGGCCGCTTCGGCGGCAACGGCGGACAAATCCAGTTGATCGACACGTCCACGTCCGGCTCCGATTTCCATGACGTGTTCATGGCGTTCTACGGCGCCGGCGTCTCCATGGTGTCACCAGGGTCCCGCACCGGTTTCGTCGGTTTCGCCGGCTCGTCGACCCTGCAGCTGCACAACGAGGTCGCCGGCGGCAACATCAGTCTCGTCACCGGCACCGGCGGCATCGTGTCGACGACGACGGGCGGGCCGATCACGTTCAACGCCGGCGGGTCCGGCGACATCGCCCTCACGGCCGGCGGCGAAATCATGTTCACGCAGGGCGGCGCCGAACGGGGCCGTGTCGACGGGTCGCTGATGTGGGGCAAGACGACGGGCGGGTCGGCCAACGTCGGCGTCGAGTTGTTCGAGTCCGGCACGATCTACTCGACGACGGCGACGAACGCCGTCGCCAATCTGCTGATCCGCCACAAGACCGACGCCGACAACGCCCCGTACGTGCAGTTCGCCAACGCCGCCGGCGGCGTCATCTC